CGGCCATTGCGTGGAATTCATCTTCTATAGTGTCGAGCAGATCCAATGCCGCCGGCTCCGTGGGTATTTCCACCCTGTCGGATAGATGCTCAACCCGCTGCTTTCCAGTTGCCGCAACCGATCCGCCATTGTAGATACTAGCCAGTGTCATGCTCATAGTCATATCCATTGGCAAAGTCTTAAACCGTTTCTTGGCCCTTGGGTTTGTTTCTTTCTCTTGGATTATCAAAGACCGACCAAAGAACCCGTTTGCTGACTGCTCATAGTCCACCAGGCCATTAAAGGTTACTGGCGTTGTGTACCCTATCAATGAAAGAAAAGGCCGCTCCAGACCGCTATCAAGGGTCGACAGCTGCCGCTCAATGGATGCAATATCAGACTCAACATCAGCCCCATCTGCCTGGCGCTTCTTTAGCTGCCCCAACTCCTTGGCTAATTGCATTTTAATCTCTTTTCGCACATCGCCACCTAACGGCATAAACGAATTAGCTTTTGAGTATGCAGACATTAGCGCGCCAATCACGCCCTCCAAGTATGCCGCGCCGCCACGCTTTCTGGCATTGTCTATCTTTTGTAGTACTAATCCCATCTCGTCAATAATGTAGCAAGCCGCCTGGTGGTCGATAAGGTTCCGAATAATCTCCTGCTCGGATTTGATCGCGCCGTGGGTTGCAGGTGCTATCCCTGCGGCTTTATGTATCTCGGCTTGGGCTTGCTGTATCGCTTCTTTGCCGGTTGCAGATCCTGCCACGCAAAATATAAATTGATTCGTCGTGACGCCATAGACTTTATCTTCGTATCTAAGCCCGGATATATTGCCCATCGCCGATAGCGCCGCTGCTACTGCCAGCCGCTCGCGTGGAAACCGGCACTGCCCGTTGATCCATTCCACTAACTTTCCCACGAAGCCTGGCGGGCGCAGTAGATCGATATTATCGTCGCTCAATGGTTCGTCGTACACTAGCTCAGTTTCGAAAGTAACCGTTGATTGATAGCCTCCTTGCTCTGCGAAATGGACCAGCGTCCCAACTGTTACCAGTGACGCGGATTTGCCGAACGAATGCCAATGCTGACCGATCTTTTCGCTGCCAGCGTAATCCTCGCCGGTTGCGCTCCATGTATCCCAGATCGCGCAGCCCGTGCCGGTGGTCGCATGGTGTAGCGCCATACCAATCTTAATCCACTGCTCGTAGCTGCAATTGGCATCGATACATTGAAGCATAGCGCCCAGATCATCGGCAGAAAGGTCGACTTGCTGCCCGCGAAACTCTGCGCGTATATGTTCCGGCTTTTCCAGCAGTGCTAATAGCTCGGCGGGTGCTTCTGCAATGTCGTCCGGGTGTCCTTTCTCAGCTTCATATAAAGAGCCGCTCTTGTGAAGCGATCCGCAGCCGACAACATAGCCGCTCGACTTAAAGTCGATGCCCTCATAATCCGCATGGTGACCCGCCAGTGCCAAGGCTAACGGCTTCTTAAAATAAATATGCCAACCACCGCCGCCGGTTGCTACTACAAACCCAGACAAGGCTTTAAAGTCCAGATCCAGATCCTTGCAGAGCTTCGCGTATGCTTCGGAGCCGCCATTGCGGGGGTCAATGTCGATAACGATATGTTCGTCAACTAGAACGCCGAACCCGGTATTAAACTGGCCCATCATTTCCATTGTGTCGAGCTGCTCGTCGGACCAGTTGGGCGTATGCTGCCAAGCCGATGTTCTAGGATGCTTTAGAATAGCCTTACAGTGCGGGTTGCCGCATTCGCAGTTGCCTTTAGCGTCCACACCATGGAGTCCGAAGATGCGAAAGCCTGCGTCGAGATAATCAAACTGATTCATCAGCCTGCCCCTCTATCCATTCAATAAGCTGCTGAACAACTGGAAACGAAACCCGCTGCCCGCCATTAGCCAGGTTATATATAGTCGAGTAACTGATGCCTGTTGCCCTAGCGACGTATTTGAGATTAAGCGGCTTCAGCCGCTGTTGTAGCTGTTTAAGTGTCATTTCGTATCATCCCGTCTTATATAGCTCGTGTGTGTGATTGCAGTATATATACAAAAAAAGTTGTTGCAACCCTTAATATATTGCTTTAAAGTGCGAACCTCAATTAGGAAAGAGAGAAACAAACCATGTCAATATTAAAGCAAGCAACGAAACCAGCAGACCGGATGCCGATAGTCACCATCTGCGGCGACTCAGGGCTGGGTAAGACGTCCCTGGCGGCGACATTCCCAAACCCTATAGTGATACGCGCCGAAGACGGGTTGCAGGGTGTACCGGCTAATATACGGCCCGACGCGCTGCCGGTAGTAACATCACTGGAACAACTAATCGAACAGATGACGGCACTATATAAAGAAGAACACAAATACAAAACGATCATCATCGACAGCGTAACAGCGCTCGAACGACTATTCATGCAGAACGTTATCGACAGCGACCCTAAGAAGCCGAAGTCTATCAACCAGGCTTTAGGCGGATATGGCGCAGGCCTTGGCGCAGTAGCCACACTGCACCACCGAGTGGGCAAACTAATGTCAAAGATCAATGCCGATAAAAACATTGCTATCGTATACATCGCCCATGCTGATACCGAAACAATCGAACTGCCAGACATGGATCCCTACACTCGATACAATCTGCGCCTCGGCAAACGCTCAGTAGCACCATACGTTGATGACGTAGACATGGTCGGTTTCTTAAAGCTGCAAACGTATACCAGCGGCGACGGCGACAAGAAAAAAGCCACGTCTGACGGCTCTAGGTTGCTAGTAACATATGCCACCGCGTCGAACGTAAGCAAGAACCGGTACGGCATTACCGAAAATATATTTGTACCGAAAAACGAAAACCCATTAGCACAATACATCCCGGCTTTAGCCGCTTATAACAAAGAAGGTAAATAATATGTCATTCTTCGATCTTTCAGACGGCAAAACAGCAGCAGCATCCACCTCATTTGACAGCAATGTTCAGATTAAGCCGATCCCGGCTAATACTCAGGTAGTGGCGGCAATTGACGAAATTAAATGGGACGAATATCAGGGCGACTCGTTTGTCTCGGCGCGCTGGGTAGTATTAGATGGCGAACATAAAGGCCGCAAGATCTTCCATAAGATCCGCGTAAAAGAGCAGGATAAAACCAAACGCGACCGAGCTTTAAAGATGCTCGCTGCTATCGATGCAAACGCCGGCGGTGATCTAATGCGCAATGGCACTGAACCGGGTGATAGCCAGCTCAGCTCTGCGCTATCTAATAAGCCGATGGCCATCAAGCTCGGCCTATGGGAAATTGACGATAAGAGCGGTAACTGGGTCATGGCGGTATCGCCGGTCAACTCCGCACCAGCTTCGCCAGTAGCTGCCGAAGATATTCCCTTCTGATAACACTGGCCCTCAGGGGCCTTTTTTTTCGAGGTAAAAACAATGGAACAGCTTTCACAAGAATGGTTTGACGCGCGCAAAGGCCGGGTCACTGGTTCGCAGATTGGTGCAATCCTTGGCGTTAATCCGTGGTCTAGCACTCAGGACGCCATGCGCTCAATACTCGGTCAGTCCACTTTCACTGGCAACGTTGCCACGGAATATGGAAGCCGAAACGAAGAAAACGCCGTATTCGATTTTGAGCTTGAAACAGGCATCACTATTAAAGAATGCGGGTTTATAGTCCACCCTGAATACGAATGGCTCGGCGCTTCACCCGATGGATTGATTGGCGCAGATGCTATTGCCGAGATTAAATGCCCGTTTGGGTTGCGTGAAAACCCAAACCCGGAATTTAAAAGCTTGGCACATTTGCCCCATTATTATGCCCAGGTTCAGTACGAAATGTTTTGCAGCGAACGGACGACAGCGTATTTTATCCAATGGAACCGGTTTAAATTTGATACGGAAATGGTTTTTTTCAGTCAGCAATATATTGACAAAACCCTGCCCAAGCTTAAAGAGTTTCACGACGAATACTTAGCGGCTGTTGCTTAGATGAGAAACAATCCGCGTGTAATGACACCCGGAGCGCTTCGCTCGTTCCGCCGATTGCAGCACAAATGCACCCTGGCAGAGCTGGCATACTATTTTAGAATAAGTGAACCGCACGCCTGCCGTATAAGAGCGGGCGAAAACTGGGGCAACAAATGCTAAGACCATACCAACAGAACGCGGTCGACGCCGCAAAAGCTTTTCTTTCTAAATGCTATGACTCTTGCATCATAGACGCGGCAACGGGTGCGGGAAAATCGCACATCATCGCAGAGCTTGCGCAATG